TAGCGGGTGAAGGCTGAACCGCTTAACCGGCAAGTGGCAAACATCTTCCTTCGGGTTGCCAGTAAGAGGCTGGAAGTCGGTAAATGCGGGCCTTACCGGTGGGGGTTGGATTCCCCCCGCCTGCTTTTGAAAGAAAAGGGTTATAATTTGTTAGTTTTAGCCTCCGGGAAGCCGAGGGCACTCAGGGGGGAGTGGTGTAAGGAACATGCCTGCCTACGAGCGGGAGTAATGCCGGTTCGATTCCGGCCTCCCCCACAAATTAAAATTGAAGGAGCGCCGCAAGAAGGACAAGCGGCAAAAGTAGCCTTCGGGCAATGTGGGGCACAGATACCTAAGTGCGCACTTGGGGAACAGATACAAAGTGCCAGCGGGTTCGATTCCCGGCTCCTTCACATAAACTGAGGCCAAATTTCGCAATGTTAAATACGTTTTTTGCGTTGCGCAAAAGACCTACCGTAGTGTTAAGAGGCAAACTCACCGAGCGCAACGGAGTTCCCGGTTCGATTCCGGGCGGTATGGCAAAATGTGTTATTAGTAATTGTTGTCTGTTATTCGTAGCCGGGGTAACTCCTGGCCACTTTAAAAACCTGAAAGCATGAAGTTCATAATAATAGATGATGAAATCTACAAAGTGACCGCATGTCACTTCAATGAGATTGAAAAAACGAAAAAATCAGGAGATGAAAACGACCTGATTGAGTTGTTTGAAAAAAGAAGGCCAGAATATCTTTTTTTGGGTTATGTTTCATTTTCATTCCGGGGGTAACTCCCAGCCACTTTAAAATGCAAAAAAATGATCCGTGAAGCATTCATCAACGCACTCGACCGTAAGCGCCTAAATGGGGAGGATATTCTTGCACGCCTTCAAGACAATGATAAAGAAATGCACGATGCTTATGCTTGGAAGTTGCTGCTTCATTGGAGGGACCAGCAAAGTGTATTTACTGGTTTTGATGTAGCAGATATGCTGGGGATGTCTATAAGCCAACTATACAGGAGAATGAGGAAGTTCGGTAAAATAAACGCTAAGGCAGTAAAAACATCACAATGAAAAAAGCACTCATCTTCATCTTATTCCTCGCAGCCTTCGCCGGATGCAAAGGCCAGCAATGGTCGGAGGAGCAGAAGCAGTTCTGGCAGCGGGAAGAACTGAAAGAGTTGGAGCGGCTCGACAGCTTGCTTATGGAAACCAGAACAAGCAGGAAATGAGCGAAAGACCCATCTTGATCACTCCGGCCCACTTTTTAGGACTTGATGAGTTGTACACCAACTTTTTCAAGTGCCCGATTTGTAAAACAAAAAGCCCGGTAAATGGCACATCCTTTTGCCGGGGCTGTGGCGCGGCGGTGAAAATGTCGCCCGCTGTTGTTGAACTTGCTAAAAAGACATGGTGATGACCGACCATACAAAATCAAAAACCAACTGCCCCGCATGCGGGTATGATTGCGGAGAAGTAGCTGAAAATTACGGCCACCTTTCCGGCGTCTATCAATACACCCGCTGCGGTTGCGGCCAACTTCTGGTATCCGATTTCTCGCACCCGCATTTCTTTTGGCGGGCAGTGGATGATTTCTCACAAGTAATGAAAGAGCGCAGGGAGTGGGCGTATGGAGTTGGCCGGGCATTCCACAAAGAGCCGCCATTCCCAACGCCGGAAGATTTCAAAAGATGCTGCGCGCTACACGTCCGCGATATTTGGCGTGAATTTGGCGGGCCTATGAACGTGGTGGATATTACCACCAACTGCCCAGAATGCGGCCAGTTTATCGGGCTGACGCAAACGCCGGTAAAGGCTGCGGGTGATTTTTTAGAACAATTTGAATTAGAACTCTGATGGCACGCAAATACCGAGCTACCGAAACCGGCCAAACCGTCACCATACCCAACGGCCAGCACATGCAGGCAAATTACTTCTGTCTGAATTGCCACCACATTGCATCCATGCCGGGCCACTACCCGGACTGCAAAGCCCATGAGATTTACGCAATCCCCGCCTCCGCCGAAGCCCCGCGCCGGAACGCTACCGCAAGAGCGTGGCGAATATTCAAAGAACAGTTTGTATTTGCCAAGCCGGTGGGATTCTGGCAGCACTACGGCGAAAGCTGGTGGGCAAAAAATAACAACCAATGAAAAAGACAATCCGCACAGAATGGAACAGCAAGCCGCTGCCTGTCTGGAAATTAGAAGACCGCAAATTTGCATCAAAACCCATCGGAGTGGTGGATAAAAACGGCGAGATGCTTTGCGAAGGCGATATTATTGATGTGTATGGCCGCGCTTCAATTCCCGATGTTTTTGGAAATTTAAGCTATCAGGTTATCATATACCACGAAGATAGCGCAGCGTTTGGTTTTGAGTGTGAGCCGAGTGAAAATGGCAACCGTGGAGGGAGCTTTGCTCACGATTGGGGCGAGGCGCAATTGTGCCGACCTGAGAGATGGGAAAAAGTTGGTTCCATTTATTGGTAAACCATTAACTTTGCCCCATGAAGCATCCCATACGCATTTTGATTGCTGCGTCTGAATCAACTCCATCTGATCCATTCGCTCCGAGCGTCCAGTATTATAGGACACAAGGGCCATGCGCCCTACTTCCGCAAGATCAATTTCAAATCACTATCAAATATACCCGCGACCTGCTAACAACAGAGGCATGGGCATGGGGTTGGTTTGACTTGATTTTTGTAGAGAAGTACTGGACGCAAGAATCCGCCGGGCTGATTACCGTCGCCAAGCAGCACGGCATGAAAGTCTGGCTGGACACCGATGATGATAAGCAAAACATACCAAAATACAACTCTGCATCCCGCCGGTGGGATGCCCGCCAGCGGCAGATAGAAATCAACATCCTGCTTATGGCCGATTTACTCACAGTCTCAACGCCTGCTCTCAAAAAAGTATATGGCGGCGCAAATGGCAACATCGTAGTGGTGCGTAACGCGTGGAACGAGGCCACTATGCCGCCTGTGGTGCCCGTAGCGGCGGGGAAGCCAGTTAAAATGGCGTGGCGTGGCTCTCCGAAGCATTCCGGCGACACAGAGGATGTGCGCGTGCCATTTGCGGCTGCATTCAAGAACCAAGCGATGGCTTGGCACTTTTACGGCGCGCAGCCCCCCGCGTGGCTTGACTTTGAACAGCGCCAGTTCTCGGACTTTATGCCGCTTTACGCATATTTCAGCAGATTGACCATTGACGCACCCGATTGGCTTTTTGTGCCGCTCAAGGACAACAAGTTCAACCACTCCAAAAGCGACTGCTCCGCGCTTGAACAAAACATGCGCGCCGGGGGGGGTGTTATTGCTCCAATGAGCATGCCGGAGTTCAACCGGCCCGGCGTAGTCAGGTACAAAGACAATGCGCACCTGAAAGAAATCTTCGAGCAGATCGCAAAGGGCAAGATTGACAAAGTGAAGATCGCGCAAGAGGGGCAGGAGTACATTTTAAATGAACGGACATTGAGCGCGGCCAATGAGGTGCGAGCCGAGGCGCTCCGCAAACTGTTTGAATAGCTTAACATGGCAGCATGAATACATATACATGCAAAAGTTGCGGAGCTGAATTTAGCAGTAAAAAGGGATGCAAATCTCGCATTCCAATGTATTGCTCTTCTAAGTGTTATGGTGAAACTTTAAAAATTTCGATCAAGTGCAAGTTGTGCTCTAAAGAGATCGAAAACAAGCACGGAGTAAAGAAGGTGGGGAGAGTTTATTGTTCTAAGGAGTGTCAGGGGCTTGCCCGGCGTGGTGGATCACTTAATAATGAATGGAGGGCAGCACTTTCTGCTGGGCGCAAAAAATCCGAAAAATGCAAGGGGCCAAATCTCTACAACTGGAAGGGGGGCAAAGAAAATGCCCGACGTATTGCAAAAGAGCGATACATGAAAGCCAAGTATGGCGCAGGCCGATTGCCGGTAGAATACTTAAAAAGGGTGCTTGTTGCGCAAAAAATGATGTGTTTTTATTGTGAATGCAGCCTGTCAAAATATAAGGCGATTGAACATTTAACACCATTAGCTCGCGGGGGTAAAAACGAGACATACAATCTTGTTTATTCATGCAAGTCATGCAATAGCAAAAAAAATAAATTGACGCTCGAAGAGTTTGCAATAAAAAATGGAAGATTTGACTGGATTGATAAATTCGATGAAGTGTATGCAACAGCAATTGATTAAAATATCGCTACTCAAAAACAATACAGGTCAGGTTGAAGGGCTGCCTAAAAACCCGCGCCTTATCAAAGACCAAAAGTATGCGAAGTTAAAAGCGTCTCTGGAAGCCGACCCGGAAATGATGGAACTTCGAGAGGTGATCGCATACGACAATGACGGGGAGCTTGTGGTGATATGTGGCAACATGCGCCTGCGGGCACTAAAAGAACTGGGCGTAAAAGAAGTGCCGGTTAAGGTATTGCCCAAAGAAACGCCACCCGAAAAGCTCCGTGCATACACCATCAAGGACAACGTCGGCTTTGGCGAGGATTCGTGGGACGATCTCGCTAACGATTGGGATGCAGTAGAGCTGGAAGAGTGGGGCTTAGAATTGCCCGACCTGTTCGAAGATGCCCAAGAGGTCGAAGCCCAAGAGGACGATTACGAAAGCCCGGATATCGACACGGTGCAAACCGACATCGTGCCGGGGGATTTATTCGAGATCGGGGAGCACCGGCTACTCTGTGGGGACAGCACTACGACCGACAGCTACGACCGACTCATGCAGGGCGAGCAGGCAGATATGTGCGTGACAGACCCGCCGTATAACGTCTCCTACGAGGGCAAGACTGAGGACAAAATGAAGATACAGAACGACAGCATGTCGGCATCTGATTTTTACCAGTTCCTTTACGACTTCTACACCGCACTGACCACTTGCACCAAGAAAGGCGGCGCGATATACGTCTGGCACGCTTCGAGCGAGGTGGTCAACTTCGCCAAAGCAATGATGGATGCCGGGTGGCTTCTCAAGCAGCAATTGATCTGGGTAAAGAACTCGATGGTTATGGGGCGGCAGGATTACCAATGGAAACATGAGCCTTGCCTTTACGGGTGGCTCGAAGGGGCCGCGCACAACTGGTACTCCGACAGGAGCCAAACCACCGTGATAGAGTATAACAGGCCCAACAGGAATGCCGAACACCCCACTATGAAGCCCGTCGGACTTTTTGGTTACCAAATACAAAACTCATCCAAGAGGGGTGACATCGTAATTGACCCGTTTGCGGGATCGGGCACCACAATGGTTGCCTGCGAAGAGACAGGCCGCAAGGCGCGAGTCATTGAACTCGACCCCAAGTACTGCGCGGTTATCATCGACCGGATGATAAAGGCTTTCCCCGGCATTGAAATAAAAAAGAACGGAGAGCCGTATATACCAGATGCGATGTCTTGACATTTTGTCAAAGTGTGCTTACCTTTGTAAAAAAAAAGAACATGGCAAAAATTTATGTAAAGGGCTACACCAAGAGTGACGGCACTAAGGTAGATGGATACTGGCGGGAGTTAAAGAAGGGAGAAGTTGTACGTGACCAGTATCGCCAAAACGTAGAAGTCTTTGAAGTGATTGGCAACATGGCAAGAACAGACAAGGGCATGTACCACCTTACAAAATTATTTTCTGGGGGCAAGTCATTGATGCCAACGATAAAAAGGCGCTCGTATGGCCCAGTCCGCAAGCGTGCGCGTTTATAATCATCTAAGAGTATGGCAAGAAAGAAAGGCGAAAATCAACCGGCGCTGGATCACCGATCCGTCAAAATCCAACAAACTAAAAAAGCGCTGATCGAAGCCATGCAGAAAAACCTCGGCGTGGTTTCTGCTGCTTGCCAAGCGGTGGGCGTTGACCGCTCTACTTTTTACCTTTATTCAAAGACCGACCCGGAGTTCGCTCAAGCCGTCAAGGACGTGGAAGAGTACGCGCTCGACTTCGTTGAAAGCAAGGCTTACCAGCAGATCAAAGAGGGCAACACCTCGATGATTATCTTTTACCTCAAAACCAAAGGCAAGCGCCGGGGATATATTGAACGCCAAGAGGTGGAGCACTCCGGCGGGGTATCCGTGGAGCAGATCACTGGCATGGAGGTGAAATGACGGCCCGAAGAATTGTATTTGACACGCACGGCAACGAAAGGCAAAAGGAATGCTGCCGGGCATGGGCCGACCCCATCGTTACAGACATTGTTTACGGCGGCTCCAAAGGCGGAGCCAAGAGTTACACCGGCTGCGCGCTTATCTGGGGCGACGCGCTGACATATCCCGGAACGCACTACTTCATCGCCAGAAAGACCGGAACTGACCTCACTAAATTCACCATCCCTTCCATCAACGAAGTCCTGCGGGATTTCGGCATTTCATCGGCCATGTATAAGTTCAATGGCCAAGACAATTTCTATACCCTTTACAACGGCTCCCGCATATACTTGCTCGCGGCGAAGTACCTGCCATCCGACCCGGAGTACCAGCGGTTTGGCTCCATGCAGATGACGCGGGGCTGGATAGAGGAAGCCGGGGAGTTTGACACCGACGCCAAGCGCAACCTACAGATCAGCGTCGGGCGTTGGAAAAATGACGACTACGGGCTTACCGGAAAGCTGCTGCAAACCTGCAACCCTTCAAAAAATTACCTTTACCGGGAGTATTACCGGCCATTCAAAGACGGTACGCTGCCGCCTTATGTGCGCTTTATTCAGGCCATGCCGCAGGACAACAAGCGGCTCGCAAGCGGATATTTGGAGCACCTCCAGCGGACGCTGACAGGCGCACAAAAACAAAGGCTGCTGCTTGGCAATTGGGAGTATGACGGCGACCCCGCCGCGCTGATTGAATACGACAACATCATCAACCTGTTTAATAACGACCACGTCCTCCCCACCGGGCAGCGATACATTACCGCCGACATTGCCGGGATGGGCAGCGACCGCTTTGTGATTGCGGTTTGGTATGGCTGGGTTTTGGTTGAATTGCAGGTCATCGCCAAGTCGGACGGCAAAGAGATCGTCCATGCAATACAGGCCCAGCGGCAAAAGCACGGCATCAAACCGCAAAACGTGGTCTTTGATGCGGACGGGATCGGGGGTGGCGTTACAGGGCACATCCCCGGCGCGTTGAGCTTCCTGAACGGCTCGAAGGCACTGCCATACAAAGGCAATGATGAAAATTACCAAAACCTAAAAAGCCAGTGCTCCTTTCACTTGGCCGACGCTGTAAATGCTGGGAGTATGTACTTCTCCGCGCCGGTGGAAGAAAAGGTAAGGCAGGATTTAATAGAGGAATTGGAGCAAGTGAAGCGCGGGGAGGTCACCGACGGGAAGCTGCGAGTAATCAGTAAAGACGCCGTTAAGGAGGCGTTGGGCCGATCCCCTGACCTCTCTGACGTAATGATGATGCGCGTTTTTTTTGAACTCGACCACTCAAAAAGATTGCCCCGTATGCTCTAAAGACTTATCTTTGCCCTACCTTTCAGGCGTCCGTGTCGCGCAGCACGTTAAACCACTCACCATGACCGCACAGGACGCACTGCCGCACCTTTCCAATATTGCCGCCACA